AGGTCTATCTTGAGTTCAAGATATAAACTTTCCTAGACCAAGAGAGATAGAGACGGGTTAGGTTTATTTTAATATTACAACCTAACCCTCTGTTGATCTGCCTATCTGTCGATCTAACCTTGGAGTCATTCCTCGTAGGCCCGTCAAGGGCAAGGAATTATCAATATTGGTCTGACCAATTTATTTCACTCTAGGGGGTTGACAAACCCTAGCGGGCATGTTATTATAGGGTGTAGAATAAATAAAGGTGCAGAAAATGTCCGAAGTTCTCCTCGCCCTAGCCTTAACGGTTTGTGCCGATGAACCGGGCAATTGCACCTTTACCTCGACCTCGGAGCAGACCGTAGTGACGGTTTGCGGGGTGGCTCCTGACAAGGAGGGGCGACCTGTTTCGCTAAAGGCGAAGTTACGGGGAGAGGATTACCTTTTTGTACTAGAACCAAAGTGTGAGGAAGCCTAGGGGGCTTAGTAAGATGGCTGGAGGCAGACCAACAAAGTACAACGATAAGATGCCAAAGGCGATTGAAGAAGCCTTAGCCTCGGGCAAAAGCGTGACTCAGTTCGCAGCCCAGATCGGCGTCAATCGCTCAAGTATTTACGAATGGGCGCAGCACCACGAAGAGTTTTCCGCCGCATTATCGCGGGGACAGGAAGCATCACAGGCGTATTGGGAGTCTGAACTGCAGAGTATGATGTACGATAGGAACGTCAACGCTCCGCTTGTGAAGCTGTACTTTGCTAATCGATTTAACTGGCATGACAAGGCCGAGGTTGATAACAAGTCTAGCGACGGCAGCATGTCAGGCGTTGACCGAGTGCAGATTGAGGTAGTCGGGGCAGATACTCCCGAACAGGAATAGCCTTGAATCTGAAGATTCGAGCGACTAAGCCACAAGCTGACTTCCTGACCCTTGACAAACGATACAGGCTTTTCTGTGCAGGATACGGAGCAGGTAAGTCAGAAGCCCTTGTCAACGCAGCACTTATTGACGCTTGCCAGAGCAGCGATGCACTTATTGCAACCTACGCTCCGACATACGATCTAGTAAGGCTTATCACAGCACCAAGGATTGTAGAGCGGTTGCAGGATCACGGCATCGAGCATCGGTGGAACAAACAGGAAAACGTGATCTACACCTCTAGCAGACACTGGGGTGACTTCATGCTCAGGACGCTTGACAACCCTGAGCGTATTGTGGGCTACGAATCGTACACAGCCCACGTTGATGAGCTTGATACGCTAAAGCAGGAACACGCGGCAGATGCTTGGAACAAGGTCATAGCGCGTAACCGACAGCAGCCAAAGGGCATCAACAATCCCTTTAATCAGGCTAGCGCATACACTACCCCAGAAGGGTTCAAGTTTGCTCACTGGCGCTGGGTGCAGAACAAGACAGAAGAGTACGGACTTGTACAGGCTCCTAGCTACAGCAATCCGTACCTTCCAGATGGATACCTTGACAGTCTTCGAGAGTCCTACCCGTCAGCACTGGCTGATGCCTACATCGAAGGCAAGTTTGTCAACTTAACTAGCGGTACAGTCTACTCGTCATTTGACCGAGGCCGCTGCCACAGCAATGAGAAGATCGAGGCAGGAGAACGGCTGTATGTGGGTATGGACTTCAACGTCGGAAAGATGGCTGCTGTCATATATGTTAGACGCGGCGAATCACTCCACGCAGTCGAAGAGATCGTTGATGCTTACGATACTCCGATGGTTGTTGAAACGCTTAAATCGCGTTATCCAGAACATACCATCGCTGTCTACCCAGACGCTTCGGGAACTAGCCGCAAAACAGTCAACGCCTCCCAGTCCGACATAGCCCTTCTGCAACAGGCGGGATTCTCAGTTCGGGCTAACAAGAAGAACCCTGCTGTCAAGGATCGCATTATCAGCGCCAACACAGGTTTTGAGCAGGGTTACATTTTCGTAAACAGCAAGCGGTGTCCAGAGTTCACCCGTTGTCTAGAGCAACAGGCATACGATAAGAACGGCGAGCCGGATAAGACCAGCGGCCACGATCACATGAACGACGCAGGCACTTACGTCATTGCCTACGAGATGCCAGTTAGAAAACCAATCAGCGACGTATCAATTAAGTTCGCTATCTAGGGTTAAGAAGAATATATGTCAGTTAAAACACTACATCCTGATTATCAGACTTTTTCTCCTAAGTGGCGATTGGTGCGTGATGCTGTTGAGGGCGAGAGCGCAATTAAGCGTGTTCCGAATCGCTACCTGCCTGAGTTCATCCCGAACGACCCAGAGCGGTTTGATCGCTATGTACGTCGGGCTTACTTCCTAGGGGTAACTGGGCGTACTAAGGCAGCCCTCAGTGGCATGGTCTTCCGTAAAGACCCGATGTACGAGATGCCTCCAGAGATGGAGGACATGCTGCTGTTCAATGCAGATGGCGCAGGCACTAGCCTAGAGCACATCAGCAAGGAAGCGGTCAGCGGTGTGATGGACACAGGGCGTCACGCAATCCTTGTTGACTACCCAACCATTGATGACTCTATTGACTTTGAGACAGAGCAGAACATTGGCGCACGGCCCTTGATCCTCAGTTATCACGCTGAATCTTTCATCAACTGGAAGTACGAGAAGATCAACGGACGTCGCGTACTCACATTGGCGGTGCTCGTAGAGTTGGTACAGGATGAGAATAACACCAACGAATTCGACCACGATGTTGTCAAGAACTACCGGGTTCTCCGGCTTAGAGATGGCGTATATACGCAGCAGTTGTACGATGATGGTGGAAAAGCTAAGAGCGAAGAGTTCGTGCCTCGTATGGCAGGCGGTACGCCGTTTGACCACATTCCTCTGTATGTCATCGGTAGCGAGAACAACCTACCGGATATTGACGACGCGCCACTTTACGATCTAGCGGTGCTTAACATCGCACACTATCGTAACAATGCTGATCTTGAAGAGGCAGGCTTTATCTCTGGCCAGCCCACTCTGCATCTTAACATTGGTGATACTAACCCCGAGACGTTTGTAGAGCAGAATCCGAATGGTGTCCAGCTAGGCAGCCGTAGGGGGATCATTACCCAGAATGGCAGTGTCGAACTTGTACAGCCAGAAGAGCGCAGCCTTTTAGTCAAGCTCAAGGAAGTCAAAGAACAAGAGATGGTCGGCATCGGCGCTAGGATCATCCAGCGCGGTGGCCCCGGAGAGACAGCAGAGGCTGCACGGATCAATGCCAGTGCAGAGAGCAGCACCCTAGATCAGGTGGTCAACAACACCTCATACGGCTTCACAGGCGCTCTAATGGACGCAGCCCGATTCATGGGCATCCAGAACGTAGAAGAGATCAAGTACGATCTTAACACTGACTTCTTCGAGCAGAGCCTTGATGCACAGCAGCTAATGGCGCTGATTCAGCTAGGTGATGTAGGCGTTATCTCTCGGTCTATCCAGCGAGACAGTATCCGCAAGGGACGCATCCACATCCCCGAAGAGATGGAAGATCAGGACATTGATGGGGAAAACGCTGACCAGCCGATTATCTAGCCATGTCTGCTGATGACTTTCTAGCAGACGCCGCAACCCGGCGACAGATCATGGTGCAAAGGGCAGGTCGAGGCATCTCCCGAGAGCTTGATGAAGTGCTTGAGCAGCTAAGGGTTGACATCAATAACCGCATTGCTGAAGTACCGACAGAGTTCCAGAGAAAGCGCTTAGGCACTGTACTGGCATCAGTTGAGTCAATCCTGCAAGGTGGCAGAGAAAATATATCACAGCGTCTTACAGAGCGTCTGAGCGAGTTTACTCAAGGAGAAATTGAGTTCCAGAAGGAAACGCTGGATCAAGTGTTGAATGTAGAGACAACTGTTCCTCCTAGAGAAAAAGTCCAAGCTGCAGTCACTTCAACACCCGCAGAGATGTTGATTGGCACCACCAAGCAGACAATGACGGTCAACCAGTTAGTTGAGACTTTTAGCAAGAGCAACACGAAAGAGATTAAGAATCTCATCTCGGCTGGGTTCATTGCTGGCGACACGACAGATCAAATCACCGCTAGAGTCAGTCAGAAGGTGCGGGGTCGCACAAGGGCACAGGCAAGGGCTATGGTTCAGACATCTGTGAACCATACAGCCGGAGTAGCCAGAAGCCAATTTGCCCAAGAGAATAAAGACAAGATCGGTGGTGAGAAATTTTTAGCCACACTCGACGCGAGGACTACCCCCACTTGCTCAGGGCTAGACGGACAGATATTTGAAGTAGGCATAGGGCCAAAGCCACCACTGCATTACAACTGCCGTTCATTGCGAGTAGCAGTGCCGCGCGAAGGTTCAGTCCT